GAGAAGACCGCTGTATTGTGGCCATCGAAGTGAACGGCGAGGCAAAGAAGTTCTTCACCAACAGCGAGGAAATGAAGAATATTCTCGCACAAGTAAAGGAAATGCCGGATGGTTTCCCGTTTGAAACGACCATCAAGACAGAGACATTCGGCAAAGGTAGAACCAAATACGTGTTTACATGAGAAGAGTTGAAGGAAGTTCCGGGGTTTCGCTGATGGAATGCACGAACCCGGTTAAAGACAAATGGCGCATCCGATGGGATGTGCAGGAAAAAGAGAACGGCTCTGCCTCCTACATGGAAGAGGAGTTCGGGCATAAGCCTACTGATGAGGAAATCCACACATTGGTTATGTCCTGGTATAACAGCCAGACTGATGCGGCTATCCTATCCGGATTCGCCTATAATGGTGCCCATGTATGGCTTTCTGTGGAGAACCAGTACAACTATAAGGCAGCATACGATTTGGCCGTTCAGACGGGCGGAGAAACCCTGCCAGTGACGTTTAAGTTCGGTTCGGATGAACAACCGGAATACCATACTTTTACTCAGTTAGAAGAACTGAAAGATTTCTATACAAAAGCAGTAGGATTCATTCAGACAGTTCTGGCTGAAGGCTGGGAAAAAAAGGACAAGTTCAATTTGGAATTATATCGGATTGAGTGATTGACAATCCCTTCGGGGGAGGGATAAAAAAAGCCCCCGGCCTGTTAATATAGACGCCAATCATTTATTAACACAAAACGCCACGAGAGTGCGCGACCGGGGGCAATGCCCTCTGCCGCACTCTCGTGGCGTTTTTACGCATTAAATAAATGATTGGCATTGCAAAAGTACAAAAATGATTGGATATGACATTGTTTGAAGCACTTAAATTTAACAGAGAACCGCTTGAAATGCTTATAAGTTTGGGCGGCAAGCAGGATGACCTTCGATTCATAGACTTATATACGGAGTATGAGGTCATGAAAAAACAAGGTGAAAAGACCACTTATGCAGTGGCGTTTTTGGCAAATAAATATTCGGTAAGCGAACGTAAGGTGTATGATGTTATCAAACGGTTTGGAAAGCACTGCACGCTCGGTGCAGTGTGATTGATGTGCCGGGGATGCCTTGTGTTGTCCGGTAGAGCTACCTTTGTACAACCAAAAATAAAGCTCATGAATAAGTATTACCAGACATTAGACAAGATACTCCAAACGGGCAAAATCCAGACCAATAGGAAAGGGCGTATCAAGTATCTATTAAACGAAAGGCTCATGCTAACCCCCGCTGATTTACTTGACATATTTGAAAGCCACGGGATAGCCAGGAAAAAGCTGAAAGAGGAATTGAAACTGTTTATGCAAGGAGTCCGGGATGTGGAAAAATACAAAGAGGCAGGGATTACCTGGTGGGATTATTGCGGCCATACCCTTGTAAACAGCTATCCAACTTACTTTGAAAAGCTTCCACCCCTCATAACCAGGATTAACCGGGAAAAGCGCAACAGCAAGAATTATGTCCTGTTTCTTGGAGAAACCGGGGTGGAAAGCAACCAGGCACCCTGCCTGAGTCTTGTGCAGTTCCAAATTGATGAGGGAGAATTGGTGCTATCTGCATATCAGCGTAGTTCTGATGCGAACCTTGGGCTTCCGGCTGATATTTATCATCTTTATCTGATGGCAAGGCAGGTGGAGCTTCCCCTGAAGTCCATAACCCTTGACCTTGGAAATGTGCATATATATGAAAATAACATTGACCGGACTCTGGAACTGTTATCCGGAGTTGAAAACATTAAATTTGACTTGAACGTATGAAGAATATGAATTTATCTGCACCACTGCCATTTGTAGGCCAAAAAAGAATGTTTGCTAAAGAGTTTATTAAAGTTTTGGAACAGTTCCCTGAAGATACCGTGTTTGTGGACTTGTTTGGCGGTTCCGGACTTCTTTCGCATATAGCCAAAAGAAGCAAGCCCGATGCTACTGTTGTCTACAATGACTTCGACAACTACCGGTTCAGACTGAAAAATATCCCACAGACAAATAAACTGCTTGCCGATATTAGGGAGCTGGTGGGTAATTCGATACCCAAACATAAACCAATTAAAGGGGAACTTAGAGAACGCATTTTTAAACGTATCGAGGAAGAAGAACTAAATGTTGGGTACGTGGATTTTATAACCTTATCATCCTCACTTATGTTCTCCATGAAGTATAAATTGTCTGTAGCCGAAATGCGCAAGGAAGTCCTTTATAACAACATTCGCAAGACCGGTTATCCGGAGTCTTCTGACTACTTAAAAGGGCTTGAAATTGTATCATGCGACTACAAAGCAGTATTCAACCAATATAAGGATGTTCCCGGAGTCGTCTTTTTAATTGATCCGCCTTATCTTTCCACTGATGTTGGTACGTACAATATGTATTGGCGCTTGTCTGATTATTTGGATGTTTTAAAGATACTCGAAAAGCATTCCTTCGTTTATTTCACATCCAATAAATCCTCCATACTTGAACTGTGTGAATGGATTGGAGCAAACAAAACCATTGGCAATCCTTTTGAGGGTTGTACAAAAAAGGAATTCAATGCCCACATGAATTATTCTGCCGAATATACAGACATGATGCTGTATAAGAAACAGGAAAAATTAGTTCATAAAACAGCTGCTTAGCACTGAACAAAGATACAATTTTTCAAGTAGAAGGCCAAACTTTTGAGCCTTATTTTAATGCCGTTATAAAGCCATTTTTTATGAAATTATAAAGCCGAAACAGAGGTCATTACAAAACTTTTGTTTCGGCTTTTTGAGTGTTGCGCGCTTTCCTTTTTTGAACGCTTCGTTTTGTCCTTTTCCCTGAAAATCGAACGCTTCGTTTCGGATTCTGCGGAAATTTGGATTTGCGGATTATAAAGATCGTCATCGGCAGCTCTGTTTTTGCTAAAATCGAGGTTCTCATTCTGGAAAACTGCAATGAGTTTACTGAGAGTTTCAACCTTATCCTTTCCCTTACCGAGCTTGGCATCGTCTTCAAAGTCGGCAACAAAAACGCCATCAAGTTGATTAGCCTCGGCAAGTGCTGCCATCTTTTTATTCATCTCCTCCCCAATATTCGGATTGCCTTTGAGGGCAACAAAATCCTCAAAGTAACAGCCGCCAGGAATATCAATATCAAACCCTTCGTCACTGCGACTCTTATCGCTGATGTACTTAACGAAAAGAATTACCAACACATAATCCTTGTATTGGCTTGCATCCATACCGCCACGAAGCTCGTCGCAGCATTTCCACAATGTACTATATAGTTCTGACTTTTTTACTGCCATAATGATTTATCTTGTTTATAATAAATTCATTTAGTTTTTTCATTTATTATTCCGCTATAATAGCCAAATCAATCATCTAATTCTCTTGCGACTTCCGGGAAGTTGTCCTTTATGGTTCCCTGAATGCCTCCATGTATCGAATATTGTTTGATTTGAGTAACTTGCGTTTTTGAAGATTCATGCTCATCTTTGGAATATAGTATAGGAATTGGCTCAGACTGATAGCAATTTTGATTGTCTGTAGCCATATACCGTATCTCGTATGCTTCCTCAAAAGGCGTAATAAGATATATTCTTATCGATGCGCCAAAAGCATATAGCGATTGACGACTTAATTCGCCTGGTAAAATACATTTTGTCTCCCCTTGCCGTACTTGAATATATTCACTTTTAGGTTTCAATTTTATATCCAAATGTGTTCGAGGTTCATATATTATAATCCGGTACACTTCTACCGGATATGAGTTATTTTTAACCTGAATCTTCAGTCCCCACATCAAATCATCCTTCAAACTTATCTGAATTTTCGGATATATATTGCTTCCAGCTTGAATACGTTCCAATTGATAATGACGAGAAAACATCTCTGCCATTTGCGACAGGCTGTCAATCTGCTTCTGTGTCCCTTTCTGATTTATGAGAACAAGAACAAAAGTTGCAGCTGTAGCCAAGGCACCTAAAGCCATTATACAATCAACAATTATTTCGAATGACATATTAGATATAAAACTAATTAATTACACAACAATGATTCAAAACCCTTGCCTCCTTAACCACTCGCCCATAAAGCGGTCATATATCATGTAACCGCCAGAAGTCTGATAAACCTGTTCGTTTCCCAGCAGTTTCTTCAATGCTGCACTCACGCTACTTGCAGCACGAAGCCTGTAGGCGCTGATAAAATCCCCGGCCAAAACTTCCTTGACACAGCCCTCCTTGGCGATTGCTTTCAACAGTCGCACCTGACCGGAAGAATATGCTTTCAGCATGTCTGCATAAGTGTAGCTGTACTCGGATAAAATCTGATCTATGGCGTATGCAACCAGTTTCATATCCACATCGCGGTCGTATCCATAGAGGCGATTAAGAAGACACTGCACATACCAGGTATGTCCTTCGTACTTTTCATAAATCGAATTGAAAATATCCTGAGACAGTTCCAGATTATGTAAAGAAAAATGCCCTGTAGCAAAATTTGCGTATTCATCCTGTTGTATCGGTCCGATTGTGAGAGGTTGCGTACTTTGATAAAACGGCCTTTTCGATGAAGTGAACATCTCTTGCATCATATGCTGCTTGCTGCCGGCAAAGATGAAGTTCACATTGGACAGGAACTGAATATAGGAACGCAACAAAGCCTCGACTCCTTTCTCCGGATATTCTGTAATCTGCTGGAACTCATCAATGGCGACATAGCACCGTTTCTCCGATGAACCCAAATACTCGAATATCTCTTTCAAAGTATTTTCTTCCTCTGCCGGAGCCACATCTATCGTCACCTTAGGAACACCTGTCAATTCATCAAAAGTAAAGACAGGACGGCAACTTCGGACAAATTGACGTATCCGACTCAAAGCCTTTTGCGGAACGGAGTCCAACTGCCCTAATACCGTACTGGCAAACAATCTTACAAAATCTCCTAATGACTGGGTTGAGTATGTATCCAAATAGAAAGTGACAATATCAGGCTGTTCCTCTTTCAAACGATAAAAAGCATGACGGACCAGTCCTGTCTTACCCATACGGCGTGGTGCTATCAATGCCACATTGCGCCCATTGTGGAGCGCATCAAGAATAGTTCCTGTCTCCTGCTCTCTGTCGCAAAAGAATTCAGGACTGTAATATCCCGAAATGAGGAAAGGATTATTAGGCTTCATATTATTCCAATTATTTCCATTATTTCGTTACAAGTTTATCGTAATGCAAATGTCGCGATAAAAAATAAGATGGCAAAATAATCTGATTAAAAAGTAAAACATACTCATTCGTCCGATTTCTCAAATCCTTCCGAGGCATTTGCCACTAACGCCTTTCCTATTTCCAACTGCAAAAATTTAGGCAACCGAAGCAGCTTTGACATAAGTTGACTGTAAGTGAACTCAACTCTAGTATCCAGTATCGGTTCTTCTTCAATGTCCATATCAATCCTTTCTACAGACTCGGATCCTTCGATAAAATCGGAACAGTCTGGATTCTCAGGCCAATTTTCTATCGTACCGTCACTATTGATCCTCAAACGGATATAGTCTCCACAGTCATCCGAATCCGGAACCAGACCGTTTGGCACATAACCGGCTATCTTGCATATCACCTTTTTATCTTTATCGAGCAGGAAATATGTTCCGCTGTCGCATATCTTGGCCTGCAGGTACAGATCCCCATATTCAGGCTTCCAATTCAGCAGTTTATGTGTTTTCAAATCGATTATTCCCGACCACATACCCTTAGCAACTAGCGGATATTTGTTCTCATAAAGTTCCCCCATCCATGCATCCGTATAGCTGCACATTTCCTCGTTATATGGGAAATATATCATAAGATAATGCGCAATCTCACTCAATTCCCGCTCCGTAATGCCTATCAAAATCTGTTTTGCCATAATCAGTAATATTAATAGTAACTATTCAAACTTCATCATATCCGCCAACTGGACAAAATAATCGTTTGACCAGATGTCGAGTTCCTTGGGGTTCCTGACAAACGGAAGGACATCGTTCTTTACTTGATTGATATTAGTCGAAGCCAATCTGTCTTTCAATTGAGCCATGAACGCTGCCTGCCCGATTTCTTCATTGTTAAACTGGCGGATACGCTCTGCGAGATGGGCAAAATCAAGAGGAACATTGTGGCGGACATACCATTCAAAATCATACCAGTCACGACCTTTCACCCTGTTTTTCCAACCCCTATACACCAATGCGTGCATCTTCCCGGCAAACAAATCCGGTAAAGTGAAACAGCGTGTCATGAAGGAGTGAGGCTGTAGAAGCAGCTTTTGCTCAGTCCTGAAATTCAACGGTGGCTGGGTATCAACTTCAATTTTGATTTTTATGGATTTATCGGTCTGGAAAGACAGGTCATATACATCCGTATTGTCTTTCAGGAAAGCGGATTCCACCTTACCAAAACTCTTTTTGTCTTTCTTTTTAATCTCCACCTCACGACCGACAATGGCAAATTCATCTATTATCGGCTGGAAGTATTTCGTGAAATCGAACTTGTCATCGGGAGCCAGGAGGGAAAAATCCATATCCTCGCTGAAGCGTTGGAGACCATGAAAAATTCTGAGGCAGGTACCGCCATAGAAAGCGGCCACATCGAAGAAACCGCCATTGTAGAGCCCGGCAAGTATCACCTGCTGGTTTACTTCAAATATGGCATTACACCTTTCTTGTTCTGTTGTCACACTATATGCAGAGAGCATATTGTCATAAATCTCATTCTTCATTTCTTCAGCAATTTAAGTAAAGTACGGATTGAATCGGCCTTTTTGCCGACCTTGATATATTCCTCAAACAACCGGGCATCCATCTGCAAAAAATCCTCTCGTTCCATCCGGATATCCTCTTCCAGATAAATTTCGGCATCTTTCAGATAACGCAAATTCACTTTTGAAGAATTGGCAATCAGATCACACAGAGCCTTTTCAGGTGTAGCCATCACAAACGCGTAGCCATCTTTCTTGATGCTTGTCAGCCCAACAGAGAATGCGGCCTTCGAGATATGCGTATATTCAAACCGTCCAAATGGCGTGTCAAAGTTCTTGGCATACTTCAAAGTCATGGACTGTTTGGTGTAAACCTCTTCCGGTATCAGCCCATAATAGCGCAGAGCCGATGACATGGAAACATACGAAGGGGCATACAGATGATTGGCTATCAATTCTGTCGAAAGGGTTTTCCCCGTTATTTCCGGACTACACACATAAAGTCCCTTCTTGAGACGTATTATCTGTTTGTCACGCTCAAGCAACCTGAGTTTCTGGCTTCCGCCCCTGATATGAGGGAACAGGGACTCCAAAACGGAAGCAGTAACAGGGATATTTCCTAATTGTTGCAATGGATTGTTCATGGCACAAAGGTAGCAATTATTTTAATATCAAAGTATATTAAATATATTTTTCTGCTCAGAATATTACTATGTGTGCAGCCATGATTTTTAGTGGCGCGAGATATGGGCAGAATCTTGCAGATATGGGTTCCGCATATACCTTCCTTGAAGTATAGATCCATCGCTTTCCCATGATAAAGCTCCCGTTTGAGTGAATGTTTGATTCGCATTTGTTTTTTTGATTTTGCGAGTCAACTTTTTTCAGGGAATGACACATACTATTTTTGCAGTGCTTATATTTTCTTGTGATTTATATCGGGAAGTAACCTAACTATCATATAGTTACAATTACAAACAATCTAAAATACTGACTAAAAACGACTTAAATATGGCAAAATAATAGTTTTAGGAAAGGTATTTTCTTTTGTTATGCCTATTTTTCAATATTTTTGTCCCCCGTTTGTCCCCCAAGCCACATACGGGGGGACAAATTTACGCCCCTCTATGTAATTTGGGAACTTTTCACTATAAAATCTATCTAAATCATAGATAATTATTGCTTTATACAGATACCCTCAATCTTTTAGTTTCTAAAATATCAAATACTATAACCACTGATAAACAAATACATACATATAAAAAATACGGAATTGGAGTAAGCGTCTCCGCGATTCTATCTTGTCGCCCATTTTTCATTCTTATATTTTTGCCATGTATAAAAATGAATCATTATGGATTTAGCAGAAAATCGATTTGGAAAAACTTGGAAACATT